GAACAGGACCAAGAACAGTAATAGGACCACCTTCTGCAGATGTGCCATCATGTGTGTGACCACTCGTACCAAAGGCACTTTCAATTGCGTCAAATTCACCATCTAAGTCTGCAGCATTGATAATGTTACCATCAGCAATGTTATTAGATGTATCATTTCTAGTGTAACCTGTTCCCATTTTGGTTTACCTTCTCGTGTTTGTACCAAATTCTATTGTGATTGCATCAAGAGAAAATGGTGGGTCTGTACTATCTGATTCAAACTGTATGGACCCTGTAAATCCTGATCCAATTAATTGTGTTTCAAAGAGAGTTAAAAGTTTAGTGCTATATACAGCAGATGATCCAAATGTTGCTGTACCATAAAATGCAACTTGTCCTGTGTTGTTATCAAAGTCTATTTCAGTTGGCTGTATACTATCTTTTTGGTCAAAGTCTAATTTAAGACTCATATCAAATGAAACACTACCCTGTGGGTCTGTGTACAAGTACGCTTTATAAAACGTTTTGCGTACACGTGGATCGTTAATTGGCATAAACGGTGTAGCAAATGTAGTTTGTATATTAGCTCCATCAAAGCTATTGCCATCTTCCATTTGATACAGATAACCATCATCGTTAGCAAATACTATTGTTTCTGTGTTTTGATAAAACCTACTATCTGCTACATATGCACGTATACCCCTTGTTTCTGCCCATGCCATACCCTCTCCACCTTGACCTGAAAACTGTGTACCTAGTATACCTTGAGCGTTTTCTTGTGTAATATTGGTGTTATATCCTAACAACCTATATTGTGATTTACCACGAATAACTACACTTGCAAAAGATGTGTTGGTTAAAATAAAACTTGTTACTTCTTTCTGTATAGTCTTAGACACATTACCAAGTCCAAAGTCACCAATACGATCTGTACCACTAAGTAGTCTTAAACCATCTGGCCCTAAGAACATTATATCACCACCAACCTCTTGTATTGTGTCTGTGTCTACACATCCAATGTCTAATGTTATTGGTTGTAGGTTAAAGTCTGCAAGGGTATTACCGACTAACTGCAGTATAGATGTTTCAGTAAATATAATTAGTTGTTGTCTAAATACTATTAGTCCTGTTATCGTTCCTCCTAAAGAGATTGTACCAGAACCATTAGCTGCTGTAAAGTCGTTATCTGTGTATGGGGCAGTAAAAGTTAATATATTACTTTTGCCAAAGAATAGTTGGTTTTTAAAGTTGACTACAAAACTTGCACCATTAACATCTGTAGGGGCATCATTGATTGCAGTAAACGTACTGTTATCGTATAGTGCAGGAACATTAGTGCCATCTACTATGGCTATTTTTTCTGTTCCTGTATAGTTATACCGTGCAAATCTAGTTTTACCAGCACTTTCTCTTGATGTGCTTAAAAAAGTTATTGCGGCATCATCTGCTGGTGAACTGTCTAATGCTGGGTTAATTGCTAATGTAGCATCATCATCAGTGAGACTAGCATCTGCAGTTACAGTATATACAAGATCAACACCAGCAATTTTAAATACATCACCTGCTTGTGGGGCTGCAGTTAAACCATCTACAATAAGACTTGATCCAGTTTGTGATGCACCGTTTACAAGTACAGTACCATAATTAGGTACATTAATGTGTGTTATTGTACTAGAAGATACTTTAAAAAGATCATCGTTTTTAGCAACAACAACTCTATCTAAGAATACACCACAACCAAGCATAAGATAATTACTTGTTGTTGTAGCAAATGTAACTGCTGCTGCATTTGCAGGAGAACTATCAAGAGCACCTGTAAGAGTTAGTGTAGCTCTATTGTTTGTAGCATCGTATGATACACCGCCAGATGCAATGGTATATGTACCTGTAACCCCATCTATTGTAAGTGTGTCACCTGCTTCTGGTGTCTGATGTATATTACCAATAATAAGGGTAGTGCCAGACTGACTAGCTCCATGTACTACAGGAGCACCATACGGTGGTATAATACTGCTGTTATATTTTGTGTACCCTTCAATCCTACGATAGCCACCCTCAATAGACGGTTCAAAGTTTCTAAGTACACGAGCAGAACCTGCAGCATTAATACCCTGCTGCAATGGACTCATATTGGTAATAAGCCCACCTCTAAATTCTATGGGAAATGTTTGGCGTGTAGTAGGCATACATTAAAATACCCTAAATGAACTTACAGATGTACGGTTTTGTGGAATTATAGTTGATCGTGCATAGTCGTAACGGTTAATATACAAACTACGCATACTTTTTATTTCTTCTAAATACTTAGCTTGCATGACTTGTGCTTCTTGAGTTTCTCCACGAAACATGTAAGCATAGTGCATTGCACCATCTACAATAATATAACGAAACTGTTCAGGTATAGATGGCACGTCTGTAGCGTTGGATAAGTCTACGGGAAGCCTGTAATACTCATACACAACTTCATATGCTTTATCTGGTGTTTTAGTAAAGCCAAATTCTGAAGCAGGTGTTCTAAAAACATAATCTGGCAAACCACGTAATGATGTAGACGTATTGTACTCAGCATCTACATAACCTTCCAAATACTCTTCGTATGCCATAATTCTTAGTTTTTTGGTATCGTTGCCTAGTGTATCATTTCGTTTAATCCGAAAGCTATCAAAGTCTAGTGTCTTTGCATCTGCAGGAAATGCATAACGTGTAATACCTGCGGTTAATGTTTCTGTTGCTTCTACATGATTAAAGGGCCACTCATATTCATGTTGATTAATATAGCGGATAGAAGAGTTAACTGCATCTTTAACCATTCCGTACTCACCTTTAGCCGTAGCAAAGTTAGTAGATGTTAGCTCAACTTCATTAAGTCTTTTGTTTATATCGTTAACAAGACCGAGATAATCGTATGCCATATTAACGTTCCTTTACTTTTAATTTAACAGTCCGTTCTGCAATTCGGTTCGTTGCACCAAAGGTAATGCGGCATGTAAATGTATACTCTACATTATTTTGCCCACCAGCAAGATTTATAGTTGCAACAGTTCCTGTGTTTGTCTGAGATATGTTTTGCATACTATCTGTAGTTGCACTACCTGAAGCAGTTGTAAATGTTTCTCCTGCATCTATTTGTGTTTTTGTGTCGTACAATGTAGATTGAATAAACCAAGTTACAGCAGTAATTGTTGGGGGTGTAGCTGTACCATCGTCAAGAAACCGTGACCAATCTACACTGTAATCTAGCTGTTCATCTGGGTCTTTATTGGGCCAACGAAAACTCATCTTTAATCCTTATCTACACTTTTACAGTTCTATCTGCAGTAGTTGTTTCTCTTTTAGGAACAACAACTCTGTTTTCTTTTTGAACTATTGCAGTTCTTTCTTTTGCAGTTGTTGTTGTTGCACCATCTACATAAACTAAACGTTGCTCTGTTCTTACTCTTACTGTTCTATCAAACGCTGTAGACATTACGCTGCCCTTGGTAATATGACTGTACGTCTACGGCTATAGTTTTCAGCAAATGCATTAAAGTCAGGGTTAACGGCTGTTACATTAGCATCACTAAATCCTATAGTTCCTGTGGCTGGTACAGAAGCTAAACGTTCTGATACTTTAACTTGTGCTACTGCTTGTACTGTACCTGTTGCCGATACACTATCAAGTCGTTCTGTAGTCTGTTCTTCTAACTCGTTTACTTGACCAGTAGCAGATACTGAAAAAAGTGTTATCTGTGAATCTGCATGTGGTATAATTGCAGCTACTGTACCAGTAACACTTACACTTGCAAGTCTTTCACTAACTTTAACTTGAGATAATGCCTGTATTGCACCTGTAGCACTAACACCATCTGTAATACGCTCACTGATGTCAATTTCAAAACCACCAGCAGATACAGGTTCTATTGTTCCTGTAGCAGATACATTTGCAAGTGTAAATTTGTTATTGATGTGAAGTGTATTAATTGTGCCTGTGGCACTAACACTATCTAATCTTTCACTGACCTTAACTTGAGCAAGTGCCTGTACTGTACCTGTTGCACTTACACTGTCTAGTCTTTCAGTAGTTTGATCTTCTACTGTACCTATAGCACCTGTAGCAGCAACACCAGTAAGGGTAGTTGATATGTCTTCAACACCGTAACTAGATGTACCATAAGCACCTGTGCCGTAACGTGCTGAAGCTGCTACTATAGCCATAGCTTACCTCTTAGGCAATACGAATTACTGCGTTTGAACTATCAGGAGAACTACCGCCTGTTGGTGGAAACTCAATTGTTAAATCACCTGCTGTAGCACTTACTGTACCACCAAAACTAATTACTGCGATTGCACGATTAGATGCTGATGAATTGTAAATAAGACAACCATCTGCTGATGTTGTTACGTTATTAAAAACAGCATCCGTAAAATCTACAATAGCTGTTGATCCTGATAAAGAAATACTAGCACCAGCTAGTGTGCCATCTGATCCACCACCTGCAGTATAGTTAGTACCTGTTGCTTCATCATTTGTACCTTGGGTTAATGATGTACCATTACCTCCACTACTACCATCATACGTAGTTGTAGCAGCCCCATAATCTTCTGTAGGAGAAGCCTTAATAAGTGCAAGTTTTATTACATGCGTATCCAAATCATGGATACCGCCAAGTAATTCTGTTTTAAAACTATTACACATTGCTGTTGTAACGCCCATGTTTGAAATCCTCTAGTTAAGTTTAAGAGGCCACCCTAAAGCAGCCTCTCAAGTATTTATCTAAGCGTTGTCACGAGCTACTTCATTAGCAGCCATGTCACCTTGATCGCTGATGTCCATCATTACAGCGTAAGCACGTAGCTTACCTGCCGAAAATGACGCACCACTACCTGCTAATACAAAGTCAATTGTGTCAGCAGAAGTAGATGGAGCAAGTCCATCAATTGCAACCTGTGGCGCATAGTCACCGTCAGACGCACCGTCAATGTCAAGTGCTGCAGCAAACTCGTCAACATCACCACCAGTGAAGCCAAGAGCAGCAGTAGCATCTGTACCAGTATTCATGGTTGCAGATTCTGTAACTTGAAATCCTGCTGCCATAATTAAAGTGTTAGCAGGAACAGTAATTGCTTGGATAGTATCTCCAGGTGCAATACTGTTTGTTGTCAAGTCAATAGTAACATCGACATAGTATGGATTACGCCCACGCTGGGAATTGCCAGAAGCAGGATGTAGTAAAGCAGTAATATTAGCCATTGTCTATACCCCCCTATCGCAAGTTGTAAAGCGCATTAACCAACGCCTCTGGGCGTAGGATTTTGCGACCATATAGATGCATACCACGAACAATGTCAGCAAAGCTGTCAGGGTCACGATATGTTTCTGTCTTATTGATCTGCTCTGCAGTTGCAACGGCTGAACTATGACCACCTACGATAACACCGTAGTTAGTTGCGTTTGACGCTGCGTTTGTTGCAGGACCAGAACCAAAAGTTGGTAGGTTGTTAGACACGTGTACTTGGAAACCGTGTAGGTTGTTTACAACAAGACCATTACGGATACCGCCAGATTCACCGTAATCCGCATTTTGAAGACGTGAATCTTCATCACGAAGGATTTCCATAAATACTGGATCAACAACGAGCCAACGTCCTTGAGTGTCAACATTTTGCTGGTCTAGCTTACGAGCCATACGAGCAATAAGTTGTAGTGGGTTTGCTTCACCTGCAGTTGAAGGTGTAGCTGTTGCACCGCCAGTACGTGGCAAAAGTGCAATTGACTGACCGCCTGTACCTGCATTAAAGTCAGAACCATCTAACTTCATGCTGTCAAGCAATTCGTCTGTACCTGCAGTTGATACAGCAACAGAACCATTAACAGTTGTGTTAGTGGTATCAGCATTACTATGTAGTGCAGATTGTTTAAAACCAGATAAGTAACCAAGTACATCTTGGTCAAACTGGTCAGATAGACGATACGCAGCACGGTCACTTGCAAGACTTTGGAAATTGACGTGGGAGTGAGCTTCCTCAATATCATCGACTTTGAAGGCAAAATAGTTGGCCTTATCAATTGTCAATGAAAAATCTTCGTCATCCAAATCTTGTGGAGTGATTGTTGTACCACGACCATACGCTTTCACAGTAATCTCAGGTTCTTTGATGATTTTTACTGAGTCACCCATTTGGGCAATCTCACCAAAATAATCCGAGTTTGTGATCGCTTCAACAACAGATGCCTTGCGGAATGCAAGTTGCACCTGTTTGGAATAGATTACTGGTGAAAAGTTACCGTTAGGTAAGTTACCGTAACCTGCTGCTGTTGAAAATGCCATTATAATTCTCCTTATAGCATTGAGCACGACAGATGCAAAACTAACTATACTTATACGAAGGCTAACTCTACTAGGGTGCATTTTATGTAATATTGGCCTATACTACACTTAATGGGCCATGAGACATTAGGTTGTCCGAAAGGATATGTTGTTTGCTAATATTGTAAAGTGGCACAGGTATTCCATATAGGGGCTGTACCACTTACGATTATACATATAGTTATACTTATAAAAATCTATATGTCAATAGCTTATCTAGCATTACCAGATAAATCATATACAAAATTGCCTGTACGAATAGCTTCCATGATTTCGTCAGAACGTTTTTCGTATTCTTGTGCAGACATTCTATTGACTTCTGATTCTAGGATTGCACCTGAACCATCGCTTGTGTCTGGTCTACTACGTGAGTTACGTGAGTTTACAGAACGTGCAGCGTCTTTGTCTGTATTACGTTTCTTCTTAGAACTAATGTTCTTGTCAGATTTGTATAAATCAATAGCACGTGCAGCAGCACGAGCATCGTTATCATTTTCGTATAGTGCGTCTTGTACCCACTTAGGCTGTTCATTTGCCCATTCATGGAAGTCATCACTATCACGAATGTCATCAAAGTCAGGATGCAGCTTCATTAACTCTGCTTCTGCTTTTTCTCGTGCTGCAGTTTCACGCATTTCGTCTACTGCTTTTACACGTTCTTCTAACTCTGATGCCTGTTCTTTTGCTTTCTTGATTGCAATTGTTTCTACAATCCCTGCTACATCTGGATACTTTTTCATCCAAGCATCTAAGTGCTCTTCAGATGTAGGTAGTTTCATTTCTTTTTTAGTGGCTTCTGTTAGTTGTTTTTGGATGCTATCAAACTTATCAGACCACTCTTTTTCTTTTTGCTGCATGTGTCTTCGTAGATCACCGTAGCGTTTCTTAAAAGATTTTTCTTCTGCGTTTGCAGGTTCTGCTTCTTGTTCAGGAGCTTCACCCTTTTGTTCAGCCATTAACTGTTCTAGTTCTTCTTCTTCTTTTTTCAGTCGATCTTCGTTTGTGTATTTCTTATTAATAAAAGCAGATTTAGTTTCTACTTTTTCTACCATTGCGTCTTGCATTTTTATTTTCCTTAACTGGGGCCACCGTAGCCATGTTGGATGGGGGATGAGTAGCCAGCGTATCTAGCTAGTTTATCGTGTAGCTAGTCCACGTCTTTTTGGCGCAGCAGTAGGTGTTCTTTTTCTACCCATATCTGCAAGTGCCAATTCGTTTCCTAGCACTTTACTAAGAACCAAACCTTGTTGAGTACCACGCATGGCACGTAACATATCTTTTTCATCTTCTGAAAGTTTGTTATAACGCATACCTACTTGTGATAGGTATTCTCCGTATGTATTCTGTCTATCCATTATACGTCCTCTTTTACGAAAAGTCCAACAAAAAATGTTTGTGCAGCACGATAATAATACCTTGATGCAATTTTTATATTAAATGGACGTTTACCATTTGCCCACTCAATGCATTCTTTAAATTCTTTATACACAGTTTCGGCTGTTCCATTTTCAATGTGTTTACGGCCTAAGTACCTGTAACCCTTACGCATAGTCTCACCCCACCATTTATCGTGAAGTGTTTTCTTACACCATTCTACTGCATTAGCTTTATCTCTTACTTGAAATGCTCCACTTGCTACAGCATGTGTGGCAATTACGCAACCACTGTTATTAGATGCGCCTCCACCGCCACCACCGCCATCATCACTACCAGAGGAAGCAGCAGGTGTAGAACTACCCTCATTAGAACGAGCACTGTCACGTTCAGCTACAAGATCATTTAGTTCTGATGTCCACACATCACCCGATGCTTCTAGCGCAGCGTTAATATCAGCTTGAATTTGTGTTTCACTACGGCCTGATGAAGCAATGTTAGTGTCTCTACTGCTAGTTGAGGTAGTTGTAGTACTGCCACTATCATCGTCACGACCACCCGTTGATGTAGTGGGAGTAGGGTCTGTAACTTGTACTGGTGTAAATGGATTACCGTCATCTGTTGCACGTCCTTCGTTAATAGCAGTTTGTACACTACCACCAAACTCACGTGCTTGATCCATATCAGTTTGAGAAAGTCCAAGCGATCTACCAAGTGTTTCATCAAATCCACTTGCAGCAAACTCATCTTGTTTGTTGCGTAGTCTGTTTACACTTGCGTAGTGGTCTGCAACTGCGCTATTGCCACTATCAACAGCATAGTCAAACGCATCTTGTTCCGCTTCACTTAGTGTGTTGGTTGTGTATCCACCAGATAATGCAGATGCAGTTGGATCGTATTTACCTTTCTGCTCTACCTCTTGTGCTTGCGGCTGTGCAGTTGCTGCAGCTTCTTCTGCAGTTGCAGTTGAATACATCTGACCATTAAATTCAAACTGTGATGTACCTGATGAAATGCCCAAACGTGCCTCTTCTGCACGTGCAGCAGCAAAGGCATCGTCAAACGACATTGCTGCGCCTGTAGTAGTTGCAGGTGTGCCTGTGTCTGGTACTACATCAGCAAGTTCCAGTGGTTGTGTATCGGCAAATGTAGTTGCGGTAGGCCCAGCCGCACCACCAAATGCTTCTGCCATATATGCATCTTCATTTGCTTCAGCAATTTCTTTTACAGTAGAACTATCAAACTGAGGTAATGTAATAGTAGTTGCTTCCGCTGCACCCTGTTGACCTTCAGCAAAGGGTGAAGGGGTAGTTGTGTCTAACGCACCTTGCTGTCCTGCAGCAAAAGGTGAAACAGATGTTCCTAATGCTTCTGTTGTTTGATCTGTAGTTGTACCTGTAACTGTACCTGTACCATCTGCACTGACCCCCTCAAATGGGCTAGGCAACATTCTTTTAGCATAGTATTCTGGGTATGCAGGATCATCTTCTTTTGGAAGTGTATCAGTTGTTGTTGTTGCTGGTAGCTCAGTTGTTGTAACCGCAGGTTGTGCTGGAATTGGTGATATAACACTCGTTACTGCACCTGCTGCAGCTTCTGGCCCTTCCAGTGCTTCTACATCAGGTTGTTCTGTTACAGTTACTTCGGGAACAATTGCCGTAGGAATTGCAGCTTCTGCTAAATTTCTATCTACGCCAGCAGAAACTAAACTACTAATTTGATTTTCTCGTGCTTGTTCTTGTGTCTGTGTGCTAGGAGTAGTTAATTGTTGACCATCAACGGTAAGTGCATCTGCAGTAAAGTCACGTGTAATAGGAGCACGTGTACTATCAGAAGTGTCTAGCATACCTATTGCTGTACCGTCTTCTCTACGCTCACGTGAAGCAGCACGAGATTCTTCAGTAAGTCCATACTCACCTACTCTATCCATTGTTCCTTGAGGCTCATCAATAAAACGATTTTGTACCTCTAGTCTAGGTGTATCTGTTGGTAATATCTCTGCTACTTGCTCACGACCAAAATCAACAATATCAAGATAATTACTTACAGGTGTGGTTTCTAAATTTGCTAGTGCCTGTTCTGCTTGTTGTACTTCTTGTAAACCTGCGTTTGGATCAGCAATAGTTCTTTCGGCATTTTGCCGTACTGCCAATGCTTCAGATGGATCAATACCAGATGTATAACCCAAGAAATCTTTTTGTCCTTGTGTCAAAGCATCAAGCTGTTCTTTTACTACAGTAGCTGGTTGGTACGCAATGTTAACAAGATCAACACGTGTTTGTTCTGGTGTTCTACCACCAATACCAGTTTGTACCGCATTCATAATACTTGGATCAACAAAGTTGCCTAACTCTTGACCAATGTGTTTAGCCAATATGTTTTGTGCAGCTTTCTTAACTTCAGGATCACTTGACTCTAAATCAGTTATGGCTTGTAAATACTGATCTTTACTAATACCATCTACAATACCTTCGTTTACTGCTGCTGTACCTGCTTCTGTGATTTGTCCATTAGCACTATACTTACCAACTACAAGACCACTGCTACCAACTAAGTTTGCATTCTGGCCTTTCTTTTTTTGTTCTTCTGTAGAACCAAAAATGTTACCCAGTGTATCTACAATCTTACCAATGATGCCACCAAACAAACCTTTACCACGTGCTTCATAGGCTTCAATCATTTTTTCGTATTGTGCTCTTTGTGCAGAACCTTTTGGTAAGTTAGCCAAACGAGTACGTGCCATTGCAAGAACTTTATTGTCTTCCATACGCATTAGTCCAGCCATACCTACAGCAGCAAATGGACTAATCAAAGATGCTACACCCATTGCTAAGTTACGACCAAAGCCATTACGTGCATTTGCTTCTTTTAAAAAGTCTTCATCTGACAAAGTATCCCACTGGATAGACGTATCTTTTTTAGTTGCACGATATGCTGTTAAGTTAGTGTCATCGTCATCATCATCACGTGCAGATGGTGTAATTGCTTCTGCACCTGTGTCTGGTAATTCTGTTTCACCAATTTCACTACCTTCACCTGTGTATAGTGTATAACCTTCTGGAATAGGATAAAGAGGTACACCACCAATAAACGGAACCATAAGGCTCTGTCCTTCAGCGTTACGATACTCTTTAAACTCCATTTTGGCTTCTGCCATAACTTCATCAAAGGTTACTTTTCTACGTGCTTTAGTTGGTGTAGCTTGCTGCTGACCCTCAAGAGAAATAGTTTCGCCTTCTTGTCCACTTACAAAACCACCGTCCTGCATGTTTAGTTCACGCTGCTTACCATTCTTTTCGTCAATCTCTACAAGAAGAAGATCAGCCATACCAAATGGCATGTCATCTGGTAGTGTAGCCTCATCAGAATTACCCATCAATCCCATTGCTTCCATTTTCTTCATGCCCATCAAGGCTTCGTCACGCATACCTAAGAATGTTTTAAGACCATGATAGCGTGTAGTAGCTTCATCTGCTACCCACTCACCTGCACTCATGTTAACGTCAATGTCATCACGAACACCTTTTTTTGTACCACCGACAGGAACCCTGTTGCCCGATACTTCATCTATTTCTCCACCTTCATCATTGAGGCCACCTTGTTTGTACATTAAGTTGGGTCTATTCATCATGCTGCTAATCCACCTCTGTTAAATCTTAAAGCATCGTTCTTAGGATCAAATTCAAAATCCGTAATGTCTATTTCAGTGAGAGTCTTCATCTCTTGTTTGTTTTGCAGTACATCTTTATACGGCATAGTTTTCTTGCCTACTTTAATTTGGCCTTTTGTTTCTTTTATCAAAGTACCTAGTACCTTCGTCAAAGCATCACCATAAATAGGCTTAAACACTTTTTCAAAATAGTCTTGGGCTACTTCGTTTGCTGCATCTTCATAATTAGAATTGTACAGTTTAAAATATTTTTCTGCAGTCTTTTGGTCTTTTATATTGTGGGCAATGTCACCAAATGTAGAAACTCTTTGTGCTGCAATTTCTTTGTAGCTAGGTACAAGAATTTTATTAATGCCGTTTTCTTTTGCATATACAATGTTAGCTAGTATGCCCTTACGAACTACATCTGTTTTTGTTTTTACAGGAACAGGTTTTCTAGGATCAGCATCTGGCGTGTATCCTTTATACCCTTTATTAATATCTATGTTGTTTTTTAATCGCTGATTAAAGTCTTCCATAATTCCAGGAACAACATCGTCTACGGCTGAGTCAAAGAAATCAACTAATCCACCCATCATTTCTATTTCGTCAGGATCAACGTTTGTTTCATCTAATTCTAATATATATTTAAAAGCTCTTTTTATTAATTCATTATTATCTTTACCACTTACAATAATTCCAGCATCTTTTAACTTTAGTCGTGTTTCTTCACGTATATTACGTTTAGTATTTTCTAACACACTTTGTACACGTGTATTAGATTCTAACTTTTCTAGTTTATCAAACGCATTGAGTACAACAGCAAGACCTTTTTCATTGCCTACAACTAAACCAAATTCTTCTGTTTGAAGTTCAATATCCGTTTTATGCCATTCTATTGCTGGTACTTGTATTTTTTCATGCTCATTAACAGATAAAGGTCTTAGTTCTTCTACAGAACCCGTAAAGGGTGTATACGTTTTATTCATTATTGTTCGCATTTGCATGTCTGAAAGTTCAGCAATTCTATAGAGGTCACTTTGTATTTCTTCTACAAGCACTGCTCTGTAGTCAGGTTCGTCAAAAGGACTAATTACAGATAGACGTGTGTGTACTAATGTCTCAGGACTAAAGTGTGTTACCTCTTCGCCTAATGGAATACTACCTCTATCAGCGTTTACGGTAATTTCTTCATAGATTTCTTCGTTTGCAAAAATAGGTTGACGTTGTTGATCTTCCCAGCTTAAATCGTCATAATCTTCTTCACGTACTTTTTTACGTATCGTATATTCTGTATTTACACCTTTTAATTCGTCAAGTACTTCTTCACGTGTGTACTTTCGTTGTGGCTCAAATCCTAGTTCATAAAATTGTTTTTCTGCTTCTGTAACATTGGGAGCACGTTTACGTAAAAACGCTTCTATGTTTTCACCCTTAGTTCCCTCTAGGCCAATGTCCATTTGTTCTGCAGTAGAAACAAGCGGAGAATACATTTTTCCTACGGTTTTACTATCTACAGAATCTAGGTTTTCTTCGTCTATCTTTTTGGCAAGTTCTTCTGCCCTTCGTTTTATCAAAGGGTTCATTTCTCGTTTAGGAACGGAACGTGCAGCCTGTGCTGCCTCTGGTGCTTTCTGTAGAAGTTTAGTAAGTAAGCCCATGTTAATCCTGCTTTAGTACCTCATCACGTAAAAGTTTTAATCTTCGTAATGTATATATAGCACCTTGTGCTCTGTGCATTGCAAGCGCATTATCTGTTTGTTCCATAACACGATGCTGTTGGTCTATTAAAAAATCTATATAATTACTGAACTGGCCCCACTGACGCTGGTTGCTCACCAGCCCCTTGAGCTTGCTCAGGTGCTCCTTGTCCTTGCTCATTTCCACTAAATCCTTGTTCGTTAGGTTGCGGAGCCATACCAGTTCCTATGTTACCACCACCTGCTCCTGTTGGGTCTGCTGCGTCTGCACCAGCAGGTGCTCCTTCAGGTTGGGTTGGCTGTTGAAACTGTTTCATTAGCTCTGCTTGTATTGCCGCTTCGTTCATATTGTTAGTAACTTTATCTGGGTCTAGTTCTAACGACTTAGCAATCTCCCTAATAATATACTGGAATCTTGCGAAAGGTGCAAGGGTTGGGGTACTTGCAATCTGCATAAACTGCATTAGTCTTTGGCTACGTACCTCGTTAGCCATCAGTGATTCTGTTCCACGTGCTTTTACTTCTAAGTCGCCACGGATGTTAGGATCAAAATCAAATTGCATATTAAAACGATATAACCGTTCACCAAGTGGGCGTAACAGATAATCGTCTACGTTTTTAATAACATTCTTAATCGCACCACTAGCAGCACCCATAAGCATACTAATACCACTAGCTGTACGTCCTACGCCTGTAACACCTGTCTGTCCGTGTGCAAAGGATGGAAAGCCTGTTGACTCATCTGCAAGCACACGAGCCTTGTCAAATAGCTGCATGTTTTCGCCAGAAACGTTAGGAAACTTAGTGCCAAAGATAGCCTGTCCTGGTGCTCCACCTTGGCGTCTAAATACTTTCCCTGGGTATACTGTTAAGTCTTGACCTGGAACTAAGTTAGTTTCATCAACCTCAATTAACAAGTTACCTGACATAACTGCATTATCTACAGCCATACGCATAAAGCCATTCATAAGTGTTTGTGTATCATCCATGTTTTCGGCAATACCTACACCAAAAAAGGAGTATGGGTTTAGCTCATAGGGAGATGCTACATAAGGAATAGTAGCAGGTTTAAATGGGTTAAGAACCATACGGATAAGTTTACCGTTACAAATCCAAACGTTTGCCTGTAGCTCATCCATAGCCATTAGCTCTTCTGGAATATCTACGCCTTGCTCTTCAAGTGTTTCGGTATCTACCATACCCCAATACTCAAGAACCTCAAAACGTTCTACACCATGCTCTGGTGCGTAGTCAGATAAATCATCTTCCCAATATTCTTTGTTATAGTTTTCGCCTAATCTAATTGCTTCATCAATTACAGTAGAACGAAAGTAAGGACGTTTCTTTAGCCCACGTATTTGAGAGCGTGACAACTTGTGTCGCTCAATCACATACTGTGCTTCGTCCATGTTGTTTGCATCTGGGTCAGGATAAAAGTTCCACACAGATACATGATTAACTTTTGGAACTGTTTTAAATATAGGATCATATTCACCCTCATCGTTCCAGTTAGGGTATTCTTTATCTACCGCAAATGGGCCTTTCATAATACCTGTACCAAACAAAGCCATTTCAAATGCAGTGCTACGTAAATGTTTAGATGCATTTGACTCTTCTAGTTGGTCATGTATTTTTTTCTGCATGTTTTTAGCCGCAACCATTGCAGGACTAAATGTAACAGAGGTAGGCGTTTTACCAACACCTGCTTTTAAATTGTCGATACCCTCAAACTTATCTGCCATTGGACCAAGGCTTTCAGCAAGAGTTCTAGCTGTAGCACCTGCAGGTATCTCACGTCCATCCCCTGCAAAACCATACGGGTTAACCGCTTCATCCATAGCGTTAGTACGTAGTTGCTCTGGTTCTTGTGGATCAAAGTTAACATCTGCAACTACACCGTCTGGTAGTTCTGTTGGATCAATAGTCAGGGGAAATTTATTGTTTGCAAATAACACGTCTACAATCTGACCATATGCTGCAAGTGTTTTTGTTTTAGTTACTTTAATAAATACACGAGACTTTTCTGCTTCCGTAAACTGAACCTCTGGTCCATATATACCACGGTAGTTACGGTAGGAGCGTAACCAACGTTCTTCGTCTTGTCGCCTGTAATCTTCTGCACGATGAAAACGTTCCATAATAAATGGAATGATATTTTCTGTTTGCGAATCTTCCGCTACATCTTCATCAATATCATCTAAGACAATTGAATCATCTTCAATAAATGTGTCGTTTTCTTCTGCCATTTAATTTTCCTTAATATCCAAAGGTGCTATCTGCAACTCTCATACCCGTTGATGGTGTACCATGTGGATCATAATCAAATACACTAAACCTTGGTCTTGACATTATACCGTATCTTAAAGCATCATACAAGTGGTCTTCTGAAGTTGTATCAATGTCTTCGGGATTCTTTTTATCTATTGGTAGCGCAGGTAGTTGTGCAATAGTGTTAGTACAGTTGTTAAAGAATACTATTCTTGGTTCTTCTGTAAACTCATCTACCTGCAAACGTCTATGTATTTCGTTCTTACCTGCAACTCGTGAACCTCGTGATCTGTCAGATGGACGCCAACGACATCCTTTCTGAATCATCTGTTCTGCCAAGCTAGGACCAGTATCGCCACGCTTATGCCACAAAGAACTATCAAGCACACCATATCGGATGTTTCCATCTTCTGCCTCTAACCCCATAACCATATCTGCTAAATCTGTAGCTAGAACTTTACTGACGTATAATTCTCTATATACGACAAGTTGCTCATTAGGCGATACGGCAAACCACAACACACCACTGTAAGAACCGTAACCATAATCGCAAGCTCTAAATTTAACCCAGTTATTAGGGATGTTAAATGGCTCAACAACGTGTATATTCCTATCAAATTCTGTGAAGGCTGCACCTTCTTTAATATCCCAATCGCCTTCTAGCAATTGCCTACGCTGTTGTTCTGGTAACGACAGAAGCATTGCTTCATAGTCACCTTGTTCAGCTAGGTAAGGATTGTCGGAAAGACGGGCAGGTATAAACCTACGTTTGAATAAAGACTTACCAGCTTTGGCATGTCCAGCAGGATAACGTAGTACCTCACTTGTTTCAATATCTGTAGCTTCAAATGCTTTACCGTGTGGGGCTGGATCAATAAACATTTTCTTAACCCAGTGATGACCTCTACCTCCTGGGTTGGTAGTAGCCCTCATATACACTGGAAGATCGGGTGCAGTGGACCGTAAGCGAGAGCGCATGTAATTCCACGCAAATGGTGTGGGCCATTGTGTCAACTCGTCAAAGCCTATCCAGCTAAACGCTAGACCCTGATAACGCAAAACATCGTCTTCTTTATCAAGATACGACATCCACAATCTTGCGCCAGATGGCGCAGTCCACTGCATCTTCCGTTCTGACCACTTAATGCCTTTCCAAATCTTAGGGTACATTTCCTGTGATTTAAATATAAGTTCCCTAAGTTCTTCGGTGGTATGCCGTAGGAGTAATCCTGAAAAGGCTGGGTGGCCCATGTATCTGAGAGGGTCGGCAAGCATTGCATAACTCTTACCCCCACCTGCAGAGCCGCCATATAGCACCTCACGCTCACCTGCGGCTAGGAAGTCAGTTTGTGGTCCTGTATTCGGCTTGAAGATAATATTATGCGTTTCTTCAATAGGCAGTTCTTCAACTACAGGATTTGGTTTAGGCTGCGCTGGTTTCTTCTTCGCTGTTTGCTTTTGCACCGAGCCGTTTGGCTTCAAGCTCTTCCGCTTTGGCGATTGCCTTTTTCGCATAGTCTGCCCATCTGCGAAGGCTTCCAGCTTTGTTTTTTCTTGTTCGCTCATTATCTAACCGCTTCTTCAAACCTACGTGAGATATATCTCTGCCTGTATTTCGTGTTAGCCAGTTGGCTACTTCACGATATGAGTATTGTTTTAGATATTGCTTTGCTTTCTCTAGCATATCTAACTGGTGCTCATTGGGCAACAGTACGTCTGGATCATCGGGGTCTATGTCATATCCAAATGGAATTGTTCTGGATATACGTGGAATGGGTATCCACTCGTTGTCTTCTTTTATGTCAGTTGGTTGGGGTAACTTCCATTTCTTTAATGGTTTAGTCATCTTCTTCCGTTTGTTTAGGTGGCATTAACATTACACCGCCCTTGGCTTCAACTTGCATCTTCTCAGTCTTTACCAAACCTGTGCGGTCAAGCAACTCTTTGGCTGCTTGCATCTTATCACGAATACCTAACTCAGTAGGATCGTATAACGCACCCACCATAGCCATTGCTGCTTTTGGAGCATTACGAGACAGGTACGTCTGCGTAGCATCAATGATCTCTTCTTTCAAACCTTTGATAATATGCGTAGTAGATGTTGTCTCTGCATACCCTGCAAGTTTCTTAGCAAGTGGTATATCTCCACCTGCCTGATCAAATAACACATCCAAAAACTTTTGCTGTTGTTCTGTTAGTTGTCTAGCCATATTACATCATTTCAAAATGTGGAGCATCAATAAATGGCCTACGTCCTTCTGATCTACGTAGGTCAACATATGCATTCATTGCATCTTCTGCAGTTCCTGAATATGTTCTAATGTCTCCCTCTGACCATGCCGCACCCCATTTGATAGGGCATGTATTACGTCTGGCTGCTTCTGCCATTGCATCACAAATGTCATCATAGACATTTAGTTCCCAAGAAATATCAGAACCAAAGTAAGCTACCAAGTCTACTGCACGTCCTTCTAGGTGTTTAGATTTCATAGTCTGTGATCGACCTGACTCATAGAGTTTCTTTTGTTCTTCTAATGTTCGTAATCCAAACGTCACACCAAAGTCTACTTTAGTCAACTCAATTGCGTCCTTCACAACTTGAACCAGTTGTTCGTTTACACCTTCTAGTTTTTTCAACGATCTACTTGATAGTTTAAATGCCATATTACTTTCCAAAGAATTTAGTAGCTGATCTGACACCAAAGCTGGCAGCTACAATTACACCCAGCGTATACTGATACCATTGAGGCATTGTTTCAAGTGCGGTAAAACCGTTTGCTACAATCTCCCTGCCCCAATCGCCTGTGAATACAAGCACAAGCGGAATGCTAAACAAAATAGTTAGCCATTCGTCTTTCCAGCTAGATTGAGAACCTTGTGCCATAATTTTTTCCCAATCAGCTTCACTCGTTGCCCGACTAAGCATAATCTGTGCTTCAGCTTCAGCTTTGGCAACTTTAGCTTTAGTTTCGGCAGCTTTAGTTTCAACTTTACCATTTAACCATGTTCCTGCTAAACTTGTGATAGGGCCAATCAATGCTTGAATCATTTTGTGCCTCTATCTGTCTTTGCCTCTTTATTCATCCAAATGCCGAAGCAACCCGTCAATGCACCCATACAAACTGAAACAAGACCTGCTTGGCCTGTAGTTGGATCGGGCAATGACATATACCAATGTACAGATTGATATGTAAGTATTGTCACAACTAACATCATTAGTCGTGGAAATATTTTATAGTCATCAATAATCGTGTGTGCCATTTGTTTTCCTTACGCTATAATAAAATCTACGATCTGACCATCTGGTGTACGTAGTTTATTTGGATTAGGGTTATACGCATACATTTGATTTACTAGCTTTAAATCTTCTACTGGTGTGTCAGGAGTTACTTTATTAGGCTGTTCTGGTTTGTACTCTTCATTATTTCTAGCTGATCTATCTTTATCTGCTTTTTCAAATACAATATTTTCATGTGTCTGAAAGGGCATACTAGGTAATGGAAAGTGTGAAATCAGAGTCAAAAGCTAAGTCCGTCTGTATCGTTTGGTTTTTTCTGCAACTTTTTTAGGTTGAGCCACATGCTGCTTACCTGCCTTAGTGCCTTTTCGTTTTGCTCTAGTAGTGGCTGCGTACTCACTAGGGCTAAGAGACTCAATAGCCTTACTAGGTAAATAGCGTTCACCAGTTTTAGCACTTGGCTTCCCACTCTTGGTTCTCCACTTCTGCTTTGTCCAAGACTTTAAACTTTTTTGGGATTTAGCGAGGGCCATTACTTGTAGCCCCCACCTGCTTTTTTATACTGGTTGGCAAGAAGCTGTGCTTTACGAGCACTCCATTGACCTGCCTTGCCCCCTTTGGTTCCTGACTTAATGCGGTTAAACATACGCTTCCGCATAGTAGGCTTAGTATAATTTCCTGCCGCATTAACTGTGCTTTTCTTCTTCGGCATATATAACTCTCCTTATATCGCCTCGCCCTATACCAATATCATGTAGCTCTTTGTTACTCATCATTTGCAGTATGCGAAAGTCTGCACGTTTTTGTTGGGCGATTTCATGCTTTTTCCAAGCACGTTTAAAAAATTGTTTTACACTCATGGCTATCTCCTTTAGTGTTAACCGCTGCATTGCAGCTTATGGAGATAGTTATATCATAATTACTGACCTATGAGTACTCACAAAAAGTGCATACCCGTTATGTAGGTTGGTAATACTCTGCACCAGATAAGACAACGTGAAAGTCTGAGCTTGCTTCTTCAAATCCTATAATTTTATCACCTGCAGCTAATGCAAGATATGAACCGCTATGTACCACATCTTCTAAACTATTTGCTGCAAGACTGTGCTCATCTACAAGATGATGATAGGTAGTTGTAGCTGCTTCATACCACTGAAGACTATACTTCTTATTGTTTGTAGAACCATTTGATATGTGCAAAAAAGTGATGAGTGCTACATGATTGTTTGGGCATGTATACACCACATCACCGCTTGCCCCACCTGCTGTAGCAGATAAGTCTTTTGATTTTGTAAAATACTTTGCTGTAGCAGGGTTAGCCATTTAGAACTTAATCTTTGCGCCTATTGTTACGTCACCAAACTCAAAGTCTGCGTCTGATGAAATTTCTGTGTACGTAGTCATGCTGTTCCAGACATATTCTGCTGTAAGGTCTACACCTTTAAATACATCATCTTCATTAATCTTCAACACATCTACTGTTGTTTCTGCTTTTAATGTAACGCCATACTGTGAGATAGCTGCGTATGGAGTTGCTTCCAATGCCCACGTATCTACGCCTGTTACGTAGTTAGCGTCTACTTCAGCACCCATTGACAGGCCATTGCCTAGATCAACTGCTGATACTGATGTTGCCACAGTTGCAAGAGCAACTGAGAATACTAATGTCTTCATTTATTTATTCCTATATACTTGTTCCAATTTTAACGCAAGCTGGCACTGCGTATACACCCTTTGCTCTCAAATCATTTGCTAGTTTATCGGAGCTACTCTTACATTCTTGCTCACTGTAAAAGGGTTCTGATTTTGCAATAACTTGGCAAGATAGTGCTGACGGGTTTAAACACATCAGCAACACACCCAACCACATTATTTCTTTTTAGACATGCCGCCACGCATCATCTTTTTCTTAGCTGGTGTACCACCACGCATCATTTTTGCTTTGCTGTTTTTAGCCATACCGCCACCACGCATAGGCATTTTCTTCTTCATTGCACGAGGTTTCATTGCCATTGTTTAGTTCTCCGTTTTCTACGATCAACCACAAGGGTTTGATATTCATCAGATGGATACACATCATAGTATCCTAGTTTTTCTAGCTTCAGACTTGCATCATCCACCTTAGAAAGAGATTGAATAAACATCATGGCATATTCATCCTCTAGTGCAGACTCCCATTCGTGTTCGTATAAAAAGTCTAGGTCTGCGTCCTCTGCACCATAGTCAGGGTGAAACCCCATAATGTGCAGATCGTTTTTTGTAAATGTGTCGTTGAGAAATTCAATAAAGTCTGTAAATGCATATTGAGATGGAAAGGTGTAGGATGCCACAACAACTAAGTCATACGTATTGTCGAACTTCCTAGCTTGGCATATTGTCTCTATTCCAAGGTTAGCTGTTTCAACTACACTTACCTTATTTTGTTTCCACGCTTCCTTTGCATACGGACATGCTGGCAATCCACCTAGTACAGCATTGGGTACTTCCAGAACTTGGCTAGACCAATTTCGTAAGTCATCCTCTATGCTCACTTATAAAAGATACCGCCTTTACGCATATCCATGTGACCTGAACGCATAGTGCCACCACGCTTCATGTAGCCCATCTTATTACGCACAGGAGTAGGAAGTTTCTTTAAACCTGTCTGATCCGCTGCTGGTGCTTTCAATACACCACCACGGTTCATGTCTTTTTCTTTTTTCTTTGCAGCTTCTTCCTGCATCATCCTACGTAGTGTCTTTTCAATAGCGGCTTTAATCTTTTCTTGTTCAGCTTCTGTCTTAGCCTTCTTGAGTTCTGCACGTAGTTCCTTCAAAGACATTGCACCAAGTGCAGCAGCAGTGAGTCCTGTAGCCCCTGCAGCTTTTAACTGTCCTTTACCATACGCACGTTGTTGCTTTACTGCAGGTTCAACTTGTTGTTGTCCTTTAGTCGGTTTTTTTAAAACTTTACTTACTGCGCTCATTCCCATGTTATATTTCCTTTACCATGCTCTACACGACCAGTATCGTGCAGTAAACTTATCTTTTGCTGTATCGCAATTGTGCCTTGCACGAAAACTTTTACGTCTTGCTGGATCGTCTTTTTTGATGGACATGTTAGGATCACCGAAACGAACTAGCTTTACCTGATCACCCTTCTTAGCTAATACAGCAGATTTCTTAGAACCACCTGAAGTACGCTTGGGTTTGTTGTATCCTGCAAATGTTTCACCACGGTATTCTATTCTACCACTAGGTAATCGCTTTACATCTTTAGTCGTTGCCATCTTTCCAACCTTCCATACGCATAGCCCATTCTACGTGCTCTAACGTAAATGGCCTCCCATAATGGTTCTGTACGGCTTCACGCACATAGAATACATCACTATGGGGGATATGCAAATCTTTTACAGTTCCATCAATTACGTGTTTATAGAACTCTTCAAGAACATTGTCTGTGTATAGTTTTACTGATTTTCTAGCCATTGTCAATAAGAAATTTAAATAAATACAAAAACCTCGCCTAAAGGCGGTACATTGTACGTGTTTATCGTTAGTGTATTTATTAGCTAATGTATATAATAATAGATATGTATATACAGTTAAGTGTTACATTGTACGTGTAATCACTTTAAGTGTCATCTTAGTTTCCCTATTATATAGTTTTACACACTTAGACAGGCATGTCAATACACAATCGACAATGTTACAGAAAAAAATGATTATTGTAACAAAACGTTACTACATGTTACATCACATTATGTTACAAAACTGTAACACTACATCTGTAAACCACTATATATGTAATGTGGTTAACACTTCATTTTTCCTGATCTGTGTATTTATGTGTATACATATACGCACCTACGGGGGGTGGCCCATGCCTACCGCCTGTTCACTGCGCAATTGCACGTATGATGCAGCGTCATGGCGTATGGTGAGGGCAGCAATTGTGCATCCATCCACCAGATCATACAAAGTATGTGAGTTATCAATGGGTTACTTGTCTACGACAACTGTTATGGAATCAGTTGCCACTACAAGTAGTGTGTGAAAAGGTTAGAATGTCACAACAAGGTTGTGTTGCAATGCCGATGCTAATTATACCCATCCCCTTGGGATGATGGTCATATCAAAGTGTCCGACATCGGACGGTTCAGAGCTTCGTGCATACACACAAGTTTAGCGCACGAACTTCAGAACACTGAAGGTGTTCTTGCAGTCGCACGGGAAACGACAGGCGCAGAGGATCACGCATGAAGAGCTTGACAACCAACTCTCTATCTGATCTAACGTTTATACAATAAATATTTAACTATTCATCTTTAGTGAAATAGTTAAATATTTCTTATATAAACATCAGATAGAGAAAGGAGCCATCCAATGGCAAAATCAGCAAAAACTCAGCAAGCTCAAGTTCAAGGAACTTCACTCGATGAAATGGTCAAGGAAGGCAAGGCCTTGGGTCGTATTTGGAAGCAGACGAATAGTCTGAAGGACAGTACAAAAGCCAACGGCTTTGACACTCGCTTGGGTAAATTGCTTATGCAATTGAAGGCCGCTTCATCACTGGATAGTGGTCAGATTTCTCGTCAAGTATTGACGACTCATGGAATCCACAACATTGACCGTAGACGCAGAGCAGAAGCTCTGTGGTTCGCTGAGAATGAGGTCAAGTGTCGTGAGTTCATGCAAGCCTCAAAGAAAGGCTTCACGTCACTCAGTGCCTTGCAGAAGGCCATGAATGCTGCTGACAAGGCTGCTTCTGAACCTGCTAAAGCAGAACCGTCCGACATCGGACAGTCTGAACCGACACCTGCTAAAGCAGAGAAGTCAGGTGCAACAGAACAACGTTCTGTCAATGTGATGGTCACTCGTACAAAAATGGTGGATACCATTTTGGAGCACTGCAAACGTAACAACCTCAACCTTGAGGACATCATCAATGATCTTCAATCACATGTTGCAAAGCAATCACGTGCTGAAGATAAGGCGTCACCTGCAAAGGCAAAGCCTAGCAAGCGTAAGGCGAAGAAAGCAGCCTAAGATTGACGCATTTATGCAGCCCCTTTGGGGGCTGTATTGGTGTTTCAATCTCGAAGGAGTTTATACATGTTTATTGCTAAAGCAATCATCGTGATTGCCATGCTATCTGCAACCGTGATTGTGGGTAGCATAGGCATACTTACGTCTGGTGGTATGTTAAGCCCAGCGTTTATCGTATGCCTGATCCCCTATGTCTTTGTGCTGCTGATGCTGCTGATTGAAGGCATTTAACAGTGCCACAGTTATATAACACTTGAAACATAAGTGAAAGTGTTATATAACATGTGTACACTTAACTGAAACCGTCCGACATCGGACACTTTTACGGAGTAACCGAAATGATTATTGAACACATTGCAGAGAACAAGGTTGTTGTTCACAAGAAGTCTATGGTATCAGGTAGAGTAAACTCTATGCTTTTACCTACGACTCAGGGCAAAATAGAATACTGGATCGAATCAGGTAAACTGATTCAAGATGTGATGCCCGATTTAAGTGCGGATCATCGTGAGTTTCTTATGTCTGGGATTACACCACGTGAATGGGATGCCACATTTGGAGAGGAAGAATAGCCCTTATGTATAGTATAAGTTATTTATACTTGATATTTATTGAAAGTATAAATAACGTATACGTATACTAAAGCAAACCGAAACCGTCCGATGTCGGACACTTTAACGGAGTTAGTCGAATGACTTATCAAGTACATACCACAATCAAATCAAACAATCGCAAGGTTGGTAAGATACCCGTCACAACCACATCAGCAGATACATGCCCCGATGTTTGCCCGTTCAACAATGCAAACGAAGGTGGATGCTATGCTAACGGTGGCCCACTCGCTATGCATTGGGCAAAGGTGACTAAGCGTGAACGTGGTGATGGTTGGTCAACATTCATTGCCAAAGTCAAATCGTTCAAGGTTGGTGAATTGTGGCGGCACAATCAGGCTGGTGATCTTGCAGGTGATGGCAAATTACTTGATGCCGATGCCAATGCGGAGCTTGCCGATGCTAACACTGGCAAACGTGGTTGGACATACACACACTATCCCGTATTGACTAGCAAGCATAATGCACAAGTAGTCAAGCATATGAATGACAAGGGCTTTGTGGTCAACCTGTCTGGTAACAATCTCAACCATGCTGACGCATTGTATGATCTTGGCATTGCACCAGTGACCACAGTTTTACCTGCCGATCAAATGTCCAATACAACCACACCCAAAGGACGCAAGGTTGTTGTATGCCCTGCCGTGGTCAAGGATGATGTAGCATGTGTTGATTGCCAATTATGTGCAAGAATGCGTGATGCAATCGTAGGTTTTCCTGCACATGGTGCAAGTAAACGCAAAGCAGATCAAGTAGCACAAGGAGTTTAATGATGGGTTTAGTTTTCAATAACATAAATGTTAAGCACAAGGGCAATGAAGTTTCAATTGCCCAACACAAAGACAATGATACAACATGGGTACAGGAAGCTGCAATATTGCCAGCGACAGCAGACATGTACATTGTACGTTATGGCAGTTCGCTCACAAGTTTGATACGAGCATTACAGGAGATACGTGATGAAATCGACAAAACTCACATACATAAATCCCGTAGCAAGGGCAATGCTACAGGAACGCAAGTCACCGCAGACAGTGCCACCTAAAAAGGGCAACAAACGTAAACCAAAGCAGAAGGAAAAGCAAAATGCGTTACGAGATGCAAAACTTTATTAAGTTTTCTAAGTCAAAAGTGTCCGATGTCGGACGGTTTGACAAACCTAGCAAGCGTGATGATTGGAAGCGAGAGCGTAAGATTGCACGTAAGCAAAAGCAAATTAACCGTAAACTAGCAAACTGAAAAGGAGACAAAACATGTTTGTATTACTAGCGACTAAACCACTCAATGACGGTACACGTGGGTTCCGTTTCAACTTCCTTGGCAACAAGGGCTTGATCCGTAGACGTGACCACCGTAGCCGTGGCGTGTCATTCTACAACCGTGGTGCTTGTATGACTGCACATCACTTGTTCAAGACAAGCCTGTACATTGAGCACAATCGCAACCGTAATACGGAGCGTAAGTTCTGGCACTTTGCAGGTTAAATGCAACTGATGCCTTACAAAAGTAAGTGGGTTGTGTATGGTGATGACGGAAAGGTCATCATCATATGCAGCAACAAACGTATTTGCATAGAATATGCGAAAGGAAAAGACGATGCGAGTTGAAGTTTATTTTAATCTACACAAACACCAATGGTCTGTTCGTTCATGTAGGACGGGCAGAGTAATGTTACACACTGACGAAGTACACATAGACAATCCTACGTTTGTGGTACGTAAAGCAGGACGTGAGCGTGTACTGCGTGAAGGCAAGAAGAATGTCCATGCCTTTGTACGTGGTGACATCACAGTGTTTAACGACTTTGATCCAGACTATGTGGATTATACACTTGTTTCATACAACCCATACAAATTTGACACGTTTGTGGATGTATGTGACACAAGACCTGTACGTACAGCCAAACGTGCAGTGTTAAAAATACAACCAAGTATGGTGGTATATGATACCGTAAACAGACCATACCTATATGCAGAAGGAGCAAAATCATGACCAAAGCAAAAACACCAGAGAA